AATCACTGCAACAGTGTTTGCTTCAACAGCAGTTATGGATACAGCAACAGTAACAACTGGTGCTACACTTTCAGATTTTGGAGTTGCAAAGTTTGTCGCAACACTTCCAGCAACTGGAACACGATCATTAATCACATTCAGCCCAACAACTGCTGGAGATGCAACAACTACTGATGTAGTTGGTCTACCTGCTCGTGCACTTGCACCGTTTGCAGAAATCACAGTTCGTGATCTAGTTTCAGAACTTGCAGCACAAACTGCTGCTAAGGATGCAGCACTTGCTGCTAAGGCAATTTCAGATGCTGCAGTCGTAAAGGCTGCTTCAGATGCTGTTGCTGCTAAGGCTGCTTCAGATGCTGCTCTTGCAGCAGAGAAGGCTGCTTCTGCAACTGCACTTGCCGATGCAAAGGCTGCTTCTACTAAGGCACTTGCTGATGCAAAGGTCGCTTCTGATGCAGCACTTGCTGCAAAGGATGCACAGATTGCTAAGTTGACTGCAGATAACGCAGCAGCACTTGCATCTTTGAAGAAGGCATTTAACACATTGGCAAACAATTGGAACAAGAAGAATCCAAAGGCAAAGGTTACTTTAGTTAAGTAATTAGTCCAGCATTAAAGGGGTTACCAATTACGGTAGCCCCTTTTTTGTGCAATAAAATGGTATAATCAGCCTATCAGACATCAGTCTGCAAGGGGGAAAGGTAAATTAAAAAACTAATACGAATAGCAGCAGCCACATTATTAGCATTTGGCTGGCTTCTTATTTCCCCAGAAGGTGCCCACTCTGATGATCCCCTCACAGTAGCAGCCCAAGAAATACAAGACCTTAACGATAGCATTGACGACCTTGGCTACAAGGATAAATTCATATCACTAATTGAAGAAGCAGAAGATAAGTATACCCTTGCCGTATCTGCAAAAGAAACCCAGACCCAATCTTCTACCTCATACGACAACTCTCTTGTCTTAAAAGCCACGGCAGGGGAACAAAAAGCATCAGCCCAATCAGCAGTAGATGGACAAACAGCAGTAGTTGCAACTGCCCTAACTAATAAAAATAATGCACAGGATGCTCTTGATGTGGCCAACATAAACCTTTCAACCCAGTCTGGCTCAATAACTGATATCACAACAGAAGATTTTAATAATAATAGTATAAATAATGGTAGACAAAATTGGCCAGCAGGTGCTCTTAGTATATTTATAGTTGGATCAATAGACTCAAACGGTAACTCAAATAATAGCCTTGAAGTTCCAATATCATCAACAGTAAATGGTGGATATTTTTATGGAAGCGAACAGGTTCCAAGTAATGATTATACAAACCCACCAGCGTTGCATCTTCAAGCCCCAAGTCAAACACTTGCTTTTCGTGTTGCCAATTGGAGTGAGGGATCAGTTACTCAGGTTAAATTTTCCGTTTATGCAAAAAATGGAGATGCCACTGCTATGGTCAGGCATACAGATGGAACAACATATAACTTTACAATTCAAGACAATGTTAATTCAAATTATCCAGGATTTGTTCATCAAGAAGTTTTAGATGCCCTCCCTGGTAAACAAATTCATGAGATATATTTTTGGGCACACAACAGTGACTGGTACGTTATTGATAATGTAATTATAAAAACTATTATAGGTAGTGGTCCAAGCCAAGAGTCAAGTGATGCAGTTGCCTCAGCACAGGCTGTATACAATGACAAACTAAATGTTTATAATCAAGCAGTTTCAACATTAAATGGTTACAATCAAACACTAACTAATAAAACAAATGAATATAACAACTCAGTTTTAAATGTTGCAACGGCACTCCAAAATAAAAATAATGCAATCAGCGCATACAATCAAGCAATTAATTATCTTAACAACTACATTGATAACGCATGGCGTTACTATGATGAACAATCACAAAGAGAAATTCAAAGAGCAATAGCACAAGCAGCAGCACAGGCACAAGCAGCAGCCGATGCTGCAGCAGCCATCAAGCCTACCCCTAAGCCAGAGCCTTCTCCAGAACCAAAGCCAACCGTTGAACCAGAAAAGCCTAAGCCATCTGACCCACCAACAGATAAGCCAGAACCAAAGCCAACCCCTCCAACAGATAATCCAGAGCCTAAACCAACTCCACCAAGTGAAAACCCAGATCCAAAACCAACACCTCCAGGTCCTAAGCCAGAACCAACAGATAAGCCTAAACCAGAAGAGCCTAAGCCAACACCTGCCCCAAGCCCTGAACAAAAGCCAGAACCCACTCCAGAGCCTCCTGTAGAGCCTTCACCAGAACCCAAGCCATTGCCAAGACCAGAATTTAGGCCAGCAGAAAATGTTGATCCAGTAATCAAAGATGAAGTATTAGCAGCACTTATTCCACAAAAGGGTACAGGAAATGCGGAAGATTTGTCTGGTGTTATTGCAAACCTTACAAGCAGAGATAACAAATTAGTTAAACTTTCAACAGAGCAGACTGCAGCAGTTAGTCAAACACTTAAATCTTTGACGCAAGAAGCAAAGAAAGAGATTGCTTCAAACCTTGGTATTTCTTCAGCAGAGGTAGCAAAGGTAGCAGAAGTAATGAAGTCAAATCCTGCAGTTGCAGAAGCGTTTGTTGAGTTTGCAGAAAGATCAGGGGATGCAGGAGATACCCCGATGCCATTTACATTAGCAGATGCAACGACAGAAGTACAAACAGAAGCATTTTTAGCAGACCCACTTGGAGCAGTATTTGAAGTGGACCCAGTAGAACTCCTATCTAATTTCTCTGAGTTAGGTATGGATATGACAGATGATCAGAGAGAAAAAGCGCAAGAAGTAATTGTCCCAGTGATCATCGTATCACAAATTGCAGGGGCAGTCATAAGGAGGAACAAATGAAAATAATCAACAAAGCAGTTAGTCTTGTAGGTAAATCACTCAAGGGATTAACTAAATGGTTTAAAGACGCAGGAATGGAATTAATCGCACAGGCATTCACCCTCCTAGGCTTCTTTATCGCATGGCTAACTTTGACGGGATCAGCAAGAGACATTGTTGGTATTGCTGTAATGGCAACAACAATTATCTGGCTAATTACAATCCCGCTAAGAAAGGATAAATAAAAATGGCAACTAAAAAAATAGTAGAACCCCCAAAGAACGATCACCCACAGAAAGCAATAACAAATATCTTAATGAGAATTCTTGCGGTATTCGCAGCATCAGGACTATCAGTCTTGGGAGCAGGAGCCGTAGTAGGAATTGAAACTGGACAGGCAGTAATGCTTGCAGGACTCCTAGGTGTAGCAACAGTTATTGAAAGACTGGCAAGGGCTTTTTTGGACGATGGAAGGCTATCATTATCAGAAATAAATGACGCCTTTAGAACGGTAGATAAAAAGGCTAATTAGTCATTATCACCCATAGTTGACAGCCCTCTCTGGGCAATGGTATACTTGAGTATAACCTATCTGGAGAGGGCTTCTACCTGTGACTTGCATTGCCGTTGTAAAACATGAAGACAAAATTTATATGGCTGGGGATCGTGGAGCATCAGATGATGGTACCATTCTAGCACTTGAAGCACCAAAGGTTTGGAAGATAGGTCCATACTTAATTGGATATGCTGGATCAATGGACGGAGAAAGAATCCGTTATAACTTTAAGCCATCTGCTCCTAATATTAAAGACACAGATAGATTTATGCAGACAAGGTTTATCAAAGAACTTAAAGAGTTTTACAATGAGTTTTGGGTTGACACATCAAAAGAAGGAGACCTTGGTTTGATAATTGCAGTTCGTGGAAATATATACGAGCATAGTTCTGCTGACATGTCTTTATCTAAGTATACACTTCCATACCTTGCTATGGGTTCAGGAGCAGAGTATGCATACGGTGTTTTGTATGCAACAGATAAACAAAAAAATGCAAGGAATAGAGTGATGCAAGCAGTAAATGCTGCAATTAAATTTAACCCATCATGCATGGGTCCAGTTGACATCGTTAGTATCTAGGAGTATACTTAGTATATGAGCGAAGAGTTTGAAGAGATTCTAAAAGACATTCAGAATATAGAGTCAGACTTTGATGAGTTTGAGATCTGGCTTGAAAATGGAATTGAGCGGGGATGGGTAACTGAACCGTTCTGCAATACTCATGAAGGAGATCCCTACATGACAGATGAAGAACAGCAAGAATGGGAAGAGGGCGGAGACCCTTGCCAAGTAGTTTTAAAAATCAAACAATAACAACAACAAGGAGAAACAAAATGAAGAAAGCACTACTAGCACTACTATCAATTGCAATTGCATTTACAGCAATTTCACCAGCACAAGCAGAAGACCAGAAGGTCTTAGCAATTATTGATTCAGCAGTTAATTCTGACAAAATTACTTCAGTGATTTATGAAGCATGCTTTACACAAAACAATTCATGTCCAAACAAGACAAACTTTATGGAAGGCAAGGGGTCTGCAAATTCACATGTGTGGCATTCTTCAATTGTCAATTCTGTCTACCACGGCCACAACATGACTCAGGCAGCACTTACAGTGGATCCAAACATAAAGATTGTATTTGTTAGAGTTGCCAACATTACAAGTTCTGGAAATATTCTTCAAGATGCAAAGTCTTTGCAGTCTGCAATTGATTGGGTATCAAAGAACGCTGAAAAATATAGCATTGATGCAGTTTCAATTAGTCTTTCATCTATATCAGCAAATAACTTAAATGCATGCACTACAAATTCTGTAGTTATTAATGCAGTGTCTTCTTTAAATTTAAAGAATATTCCAACCTTTGCTGCAACTGGAAATGATGGTTCTTTAAATGTTGTTGGATATCCATCATGTGTCTCTGGAGTTATCGGAGTTGGAGCATCATGGTTTGACAATACAACAAAGTCTCACATTTTTGCAAAATCTACAAATCGTGGTCCAGGACTTGATGTCCTTGGTGTTGCAGAGACCTTGATCGTAAGATACCACGGAACAACGGTAGATACATCTGGAACTTCTGGAGCAACTGTTCTTGCAGCAGCAAAGTATGTTTCTAAAAATACATACAAAACCTTTGGAGAATATGTATCATCTCTTCCAAAGATACTATCGTATCCATATAACGGTAAGTAGTTATAAGTCCTGGGCATGACTAAAACTGCCTGCCTTGCCCTATAACTCAGATGGTAGAGTGCCGAACTGTTAATTCGGATGTCCCTGGATCGAGGCCAGGTGGGGCAGCGTGATATAATTATATAAAGATACCTACAAGGAGGATATCATGGCAGCAAAAGGATCAGTAGAAGCAATCATCGAGGTTGCAAAAAAGGAAGTGGGCACAATTGAAGGCCCTAAAGATAACGAAACAAAGTATGGTGCATGGATCAAGGTTAACTTTCAGCCATGGTGCCAATCATTTGTTTCTTGGGCAGCATTTACTGCGGGAGTAAAATCATTTCCTAAGTCTGCATCAACAGTAGCAGCAGCAGACTGGTTTAAGAAGGCTGAGCGTTGGTCAGATGCTCGCAATGATGATCCACAAGCAGGAGACTGGATCTATTTTGATTTCCCAGAAGATGGCGTAAATCGTATTTCCCATGTTGGTATTTGCATTAAGAATAATGGCGACGGAACAATCCAAGTTATTGAAGGAAACACTTCAGGAACTGCCAAGGGAGATCAACGCAACGGAGGAATGTGCGTTGAAAAGACTCGTGGCTATGTAAAAAATAACAAGAAGAAGTTGGTTAATGCTGTAATTGGTTGGGGTCGTCCAGTTTATGCTGGAGAAGAAAATGCTCCACTGCTAAACAAGTTGGCAGCAACACCTGTTAAGACAACATCAGCAGATGCTGCAAAGAAGTCCGTAAAGCCAGCAGTAAAGAAATCATCAGGTGGCGCAGCGAAAGGTTCCGTGGCCCTATAATGGAATCAAATAAGAAAAGTTTATATAAGTCAATCACTTGGCCAGCAGTTCATATTTTGTTTGTTGGCACATTAGTCTATTTTTTTGAAATGGCTATTACTGGCGAGGCCCACTGGGAATATTCTGGTACATTTGCAATTATTTATACTCTATGTGAAATGTTGGGATTTTTTCTACATGAAAGAGCATGGAATAAGTTCGGAAAAGGAGTTAAGTAATGCGTATTAAAGTTATTCGTTTTGTTGTTAAAGTACTTGGGTATGAGTGGGGCGGAGACGCACTCAATGTACCAGTCTGGACAGTAAAAGCAAAAAAGAAGAAGTAGCCTATGGCACTGTACGAATATGATTGTATGCCATGTGCACAAAGATATATCAAGGAACGTTCTATTAAAGAAAATGATCCTGGATATACATGCGAGACTTGCAATCACACGCTAGTTCGTGTATACTCTAATGTAGGAGCAGTTTTCAACGGTATTGGATTTTATTCCACTGATAATAGAAAGAAATAGGCAGTATACTATGAAGACTATGATAAAAACACCTGAAGAAATTAAAGATTGGGTGCTTAAAGTAACCGATAGATGTGATTCTTGTGGAGCAGAAGCCCTTGTTAAGGTTGCTGGTTTAAATGGAGAACTTCTTTTTTGTGGTCATCACTACAACAAGATTATGGATAACCCTGAAGGATATAAAAAAATGATGAAGTTTGCCATAACAGTAGTTGATGAAAGATCAAAACTAGATTAAATGATTAACTTTAATTATTTATTAAGGGGATCCTCTCGCAACCCATTAGAGTTAAGAGAAATATCTTCTAATCTTGAAACCATAGGGTATCAATCTGTTTTATTAACTTTTCATTCTAAATCTGCAGATTACTTTATAAAGGCAGCAGCAGCATTGGTTTCTGGTGATAAAATAAAATACATGCTTGCTTTAAGGCCATACCACATGAGTCCACAATATCTAGCAATGGTTGTTAAAGCATTTGACGAAATAGATAAAAACAGAATATCAATTAATTTTCTTGCTGGCGGAGTAGATAGTATGAAAGGTGAGCCAGAACAAACAGATATATATGGAAACACAGAAAGCCTAGACTCCATAGTTAAAAGAACTGAGTTTGTTCGTCAATTTGTAGATCAATATAAATTTTACTCATTTACAAATAGTACTCCAGAACTTATTTTTAGTGGACACTCTGAATACACAATAGAGACTGCAAAAATTTTAAATGGAACTTCTTTATCAATGATAGATGACTACAGGAATAACATTGATAGATTTTCTGAAATAAAAAACATTATGGTTTCTGTATGCCCAATAATACTAGATTCTGAGTTAGAAGCAGAAGAGTATAAAAAATTTTTACATGCAAAAAGTTACAGGTATGTGGATATGTCTATAATAGGAACAAGAGATTTTGTTAAAGAAAAATTACTTTTGCTAGAAACTGAAGGTATAACTGATGCAATGATTAATACCCATAGGTGGGAGTTTAATGGAATGCCACATGAACTTAGTGAGAAGAATGATATACTAGTTAACGAGTTAATAAAAGAAATTTGTCATGAGAATGGAAAAATTAAATGATTATTCAGATTATTGGTCTTCCAGGTTCAGGAAAGACAGAGTTAGCCAAGGCACTCAAAGAAAGAATTAATGCTATTCATCTTAATGCAGATGAGGTTCGTGCAACTGTAAATTCAGACTTAGGTTTTGCACCAGAGGATAGACTTGAGCAGGCTCGTCGTATGGGAGAGATGGCAAGGCTTATTGCTAAGCAAGGTGTTGCTCCTGTAATCGTTGACTTTGTATGTCCAACAGATTTAACTCGTGTAGCATTTGGCAAGCCAGATATTTTAATCTATATGGAAACAATTGAAGAAAGTAGATTTGAAGATACTAATAAAATGTTTGAAGTCCCAGGTAATTTTGACATGGCCTTTATTAGTCATGAGTGGGACGCAAACGAAAAAGCAACAGAAATTATTAATCAGTTTGGCCTGCATGACTGGTCTGCACCTACAACTCTTATGCTGGGTAGGTACCAGCCCTGGCACGAGGGCCACCACGCCCTTTACAAGGAGGCAGGCAAGAGAACTGACCAAGTACTCCTTGGAGTCCGTAACACCTACAATACAAGCGAAAAGGATCCTCTTAAGTTTGATCAGGTAAAAGAATATATTGCCAAGGATGATTTTATGGACGGGGCATTAGTACTAAGACTACCTAACATTACCAACATTGTATATGGTCGTGATGTTGGATACAAGATTGAGCAAGTAGATTTGGGGGCAGACATTCATGCTATTAGCGCTACGCAAAAACGTAAAGAGATGGGCATCTAAAGTCTGGAACTTCATCACTAAGCCAAGCAAAATTGAGTGGCCATCATGAATGTATCTAAACAAAGATCAGCACTAAAAGCCATTACATGGCGTATAATTGGAACAGCAGATACATTTGCTATTGCTTGGCTTATAACCAAAGAGCCAGTTACAGCAGGTGCAATCGCAAGTTTCGAGGTAGTTACAAAAACAATCCTTTATTACTTCCATGAGCGTGGTTGGAATAAAGTTAGATGGGGGAGAAACTAATGTTTGAATATTATGTAAAGAAAGTAACAAAAGTCGTTGATGGAGATACCATTGATGTCGAAATTGATTTAGGTTTTGATATTTCTTTTAGTTCAAGAGTCAGACTGGCTGGTATTGATACACCTGAGTCTCGTACAGCAGACAAGGCTGAAAAGGCTTTAGGACTAGAAGCAAAGGCTTATTTGAAGCATGCTATTGACTCTGCTAAGAGTGTAGTTATTAAGACAGAAAAGATGGACTCTTCAGAAAAGTATGGTCGTATTCTTGGTTGGGTTTATCTTGATGGAGACACAGAATCCATTAATGACAAGATGATTAATGATGGTCATGCTTGGGGATATATGGGAGAAACAAAGGTCAAAGACTTCGTAGCACTTGCAAAGGCTAGAAAGAAGTCTGGCAAGTGATCATAAAAAACATTTTAGAAAAAAATGTATACTATTATGAAAATGTTATACAGGATACAGCAAAGTTACTTGACGATATAGAAAAGATAGATCATCTTTTAACACAAGAAACTGGTATTTCTAAGTGGTCTGATTGGACAGCATATCAGTCTACATATGCATTTGGAAAACAAAAGATGATTAGAGAACATCTTTTTGATAAAGATCATGAAGCGTATAGTCAGTGCAGAGATATTGAAAAGCAAATAACTGATGCAATACTATATGCATCAAAAGATTATGAGTCTCTTCATACTGGACTAGATATTGGTATTCTCTGTCCAATGTCAATAAGCAAGTATTTTGTTGGAAGTCAGATGGGAAAACACACAGATACACATGATGACGATGAAGGAAAAACTATTTCGGTTGTTCTTTATCTAAATGATGATTATACTGGAGGAGAGATTGAGTTTGAGGACCAAGGTATTTTAGTAAAGCCAACTGCTGGAAGCATCATAGTATTCCCGTCAAGGAAACCATACTTTCATGCTTCAAAGCCAGTACTATCAGGAGAAAAGTATATTGTTCCAGGGTTTTGGGAGAATAGAGTTAAATTTCAAACTGGATGGCAAAATGGATGAGTTTGATGAAATAGATAGACTTATTCTTAATGGTGGTATAGAGTTTGCAGGCAAAGATTCAGAAACTGGAGAACTTCTATACAGGCCTACAGATAGGCTAAAAGAAATTGATTCAAGACTTAGTGAGGACCTATCTGTTTACTTTTCAGATATAACCCTTATACTTTGGGAGAAAAAGTTTTTAGATATGGACATAACTGAAAAAGATCCTCTTGTAAGATTGGCTGAAAAATCTTTTGATCCTAATGCCATAAGGTCTTTAGAAAAAAATGAAAGAGTAGTGATTGAACAAATAATCAAGGCTCTTTTTGATAAAAACTGATATACTAGTAAAATAGGAGCCTTAATGAACAACTTTTATGGTGCTGTTGGTGCAACAGGTATCTTTTTGTTATTTTTTTATATATATATACTTAGGAATAAAGTAAGCAGAATAAAGCCTGAAATAATAAGTCAGTCTATGCTTCAATATAGGTATAGCACTAGGAAAAAAAATCCAAGGCGTTTAAAGGCAAACTCGCAGTCAAAAATGCACCATGACAAAACAAATGTCAAGGTTATTATACTAGATAATCAAGCATACTGGATTAAAAATAACATTTTTTATAAGGCTCCATTAGTAAATCAACTAATAGACAAAGATTCTGCAGAAGAAGTTGACACAATAAACATGGATAAGGTACAATTAGACAAGATGCTTTTTATAATGGACAAACTAAGAGAAGGGATTAACGATGATAGTAGGGGTTCAAGGGACTAGTAGTTTTGACAACTACAACATCTTCTTAAGATCAATGGCTGTTGCCCTTTCTGAGTTACAAGAAGAAGACAAAGATTTTATTGTATATTCTGCTGGACCAAACAATATAAGTATGATGGCCATGGAATTTGTAAACTTATCTGAAAGAGGAATGAAGTCAAGAAAAAAGAATATAAAGTTTTTTAAGGTTACTCCTGAATGGATAGAAGAAAATATAAAAGATTTTAATCATTTTGCTTTTCTTTCTAATCCAAAGGAGCCTGTTTCAAAGACAGTATATTCATCAAAACTAAACAACATAAACACAAACGTATACACATTTTAAATATATTAAAATTAAGTATACCTAACCTGTGCTAATCACACAAAAGAACGGAACACAATGAAAACAATTAATTCTTTGACTGAGATGGAATCAGTCGTCAGCAAAAACAGACAACTGTCTTGGGACGGATGGACTGTAGTTGAAACTTTCCCATCAGATAAAGCATACTTTTCAAAGTTTGGAATATATAAAAATGGTAAATGGCAAATGAGGAAAGAGTTTGTTCCTTCTAACAAAGGATGGGAAATCCCAGATAAGTATGTGAAATAAATGAATAAGTATAAATGGAAAGACAACGCAGTCTGCCTAGACTACGACACAAACTTATTTTTTGATAAGTATGAAGATGATGAGTTATTAAGACCAGCAATAGATGCACTATGCTCTTCATGCTCAGTAAGAAAAGAATGTTTCTCTGTTGGTATTTCTGGTAAAGAGTGGGGCATATGGGGTGGCGTATACTTAGAAAATGGAGAAGTATCTAAAGAGTTTTCTAGCCACAAGAGCAAGACTGACTGGGGTAAAACTTGGCAGTCTTTAACGATGGAGTAGTATGTACACAGATTCAATGAGAAGAGCGTTTCGATCACTAAATGCTCCTAAAAATTTTTCTTTACAGGTCATAGATAATGACAATTTCTTAACTGTAAAGGCCAGCGAAAAAGATTTTATGTCTTTGGAAACAGTAGAAATGAAAAGAGAGGCGATAGAATACATGATTCGTGTAAAGAAAGCACTAGAAGATAACGGTGCAATTGTTCTTTTGGTTAGAGAGGGTGGCAAAGAACTATGATTGAGTCAGCATTAGTTGGAATATTTTCTTTCTTTTCCCTGCTGTTCTTATTTTTATATTTATCACAAATAAAAAAAAATCGTGCAATTCTTGCAAACACCTTAAGACTATTGGTGATGCAAGACTCTATAAATTCAGAAAGTAAAACAGATAAACAACAAGCAGATGAGGCATTCTTAAAATTTGTTTCAGACTCTAGAGACTGGGCATACCAATACATAGATGATGTTCAAGAAGGATTAAACAAGTTTGTTACTGATATTGAGCCTGAGATAGCCTACTTTGATGAGTATGGAATAGCAAGTTCTGCATACCCACATTACTATTCAATGAAGAAAATTTCTGGGGCTTATAAAGAACTAAAGAAACTTCTACCAGAAGACTATGATAGAATAGATTAATGATCATTCTTAAAGGTAGAGGCCATTCTAACATGTTAGTTTGTGAAGAAAAGCCATGAAGTTTTTTTGGTTTGAAAGATCTGACACGTTTGAACTTAAAAACTTGTCTGAAGATTTAGAAAAAAATGGATTTGATGGGGTTTTATTAATATACTCCTTCTATAGTGACGATCATTTTGTAAAAATTGCCAACAGCATAGACGTTAATAAAAAAATAAAATATATAGTTGCAATTAGACCATATGCCATATCACCTCAATATCTGTGCATGATCAATAATTCATTTAAAAAAATATCAAAAAACAGAATAATAATAAACATAGTTACTGGTTGGATATATGATCAAGATAAAACTGTTGGAGGGATACAAGGAGTAGTCAACGATCTTTCTTCTAACATAGAAAGATCAAACTATTTAATAGATTATGTCAAAAACTTAAATAGTGTTAGTGGTGGACCACCAGAATTTTATGTATCCGTAACTAACGAGACTGTGTTTAATAGTGTTAGTAAAAATAATGTTATAGTCCCATACTCTTTATACAAACAAAATAGGTTTAATCTTGACAAAAACAAAACAATGATATCTATATTCCCTATAATAAGAGAAACAGAAGAAGAACTGTTTGATTTAAAAAAGGTAAAAAGGCAGCAAGATGTTGAATACTTTACTAAAAAAGAATTTGAAAAATTTTTGCATGATTTGGAGTCAGACGGTATATTTAATATATTGTTAGGAAACGATCATGACGAAGAATCCAAAAAAAATATAATAAGTTTTGTTAGTAGTATAACTAACAAATAAACAAACATCCTATAGGAGGAAAAATGAACACAACACAACTAAAGGCAATGCTTGCATCTTACGGACGATCAGTCCTTGGTGCTGCAATTGCACTATACGCTTCAGGCGTAACAGATCCAAAGACACTTGCTTACTCATTGCTAGGAGCCATCGTGCCCGTTGCAATCAGAGCATTTAACCCTAACGACAAGGCATTCGGCATGTTGCCAGATGTCAATGAAGTTGAGGTAGCACTCAAGACTGCCAAGGTAGTTAAGAGACCAGCAGCAAAGAAGGCTCCTGCAAAGAAGTCTGCAGCAAAGAAGTAATATATTAGATTAGCAGGCCAGGGTATTTGACTGGCCTGTTTTTCTATGCTATAATATTTATACCTGCCCATTAGGGGGGTATATTAACTTATTCGCTTGAAAGGGGAATAATATGATGAAAGATCCATGGGCCATTTTCAATGACCCTTTTTTTATTGGGTTTAATAGAAACCTAACACAGTTAAACAATGTATATAAAACAAACAATCAATCCTATCCTCCGTATGATCTTCTTAAACTAGATGAAGACACATATCAGATCTCGCTGGCTATTGCTGGTTTTTCAAAGGAAGATATTGATGTATCCGTAGATAATGGAACACTAATTATTAAGGGTGAGATTGTAGAAGTAACAGATGCAGAGGTAGTTCATAAAGGCATCGCAGGAAGAAAGTTCGTAAGATCTTTTGCACTGGGAGAATATATGGAAGTCACGTCTGCAGAACTTAAGGATGGCATGCTGCATGTTCATGTAGTTCGCATTGTTCCTGAAGAAAAGAAGCCTAAATCTATTAAAATTAAGTAGTATAATAGATAACATTCCGATATAAGACTTTAAAAGGTTTTACAACGGATGCTCCTATGAGTGGAGAGTTAGCAGGAGTCGAACCTTCGTGGCTAATAGACCTGAGCAGTCGTCTATAAACTGCTTATTTTTGTACATGCAAAAAGTGTTATTGCATATCGTGTCCCGTTATAAATATCTTTGACACCATGAGCATACTCTTCAGTCCCTGGATGAATTACCATATCGCCAGACTTTGGCTTGTACTGTAAGTTTAGTTTTGGGTAATAGATCTCTCCACCATCGTAGTTATCATTTAGATATAAGACCAATCCATAATGAATTTTTGTTTCTATAACTTCAGGGCTGTCGTCAAAATGAACTGGCATACCCTTACCATCAGACCTTATTAAAGCATCAATGCTTGTTAAAAAAAGATTTTCTTTCGATATTTCTAACATTAACTCTTCTGCTCTTTGCATAAAATTGTTTTTATTTTTTAAATATTCTAATGCTGCAAGCCTTTTTGTATTTTCACTAAATAATTCTTCTATATTATTTTCTGATGGAAGTTGGATTAATTTATCATTAAAATACTCAGAAGAGATAAAATTTTTATAATTTACCTTATTGTTTAAATCAATACATTTAAAGATTGAATTAATTTCATTTTCAGAAAGGAAATTATTAACAATTATTATTTCATTATTAAAAGGTTTTATCATATTTTTTTATCTAGTCCACCAAGAAATGCTGTATCTGTTTGTCTTTCTTACCTCATGAACTCCATGCTCATATTCTTTATTTCCAGGATGCATGACTAGAGACAAAGCCTTTGGCTTTATAGATAAATCCTTTTGAGGATAAAAAATTTCTCCACCCTCATAGTCCTCATTTATATAAACAACAAAACCATGTGTAATAATTTTTTCTAATGGATTGTACTGCGGATGATTAGGACTAATCTCATCAGTATGAACCCCAAGACCAGGACCAATTCTTCTAGACACTGAGTTTATTGGCAGATAATTAAACTCAGAAATGCCATACTCACTAGAAAATATAGGTTTTGATCTTTCCTGAAGCATAGACATAAAATCATTGTATTCTTGATATTTTTCTTTAAGATTGTTTCTACCAATTCTTAATTGATTGCCATACCATTCCTTTAGCCCAGAGCCATCGTTAGACCCATCCCACAACTTTGGGTCTCTAGTTGCTAGTTCAAGTACAAAATCAGCCTCAGCCTGACTTAAAAAGTCTTCTACAACTACTATTTCGTTATCAAATGGTCTAATTATATGCATACGACCATTATACACCATATAACTCTGTGCTATAATTGTTATATGATTAAAGAAGGCGACTTCGTTATGGGCTCAACATCTGAGGGTGTTGTACATGGTGTTGTAGAACACATTATGAATGAGGGTGGAATACTTGGTACACCTGGATCAGAATATGCTTTGGTTTCAATGCCACCAGAAAATCCAGCAATGTCTGTTAGAATTTACAAAGAAGAAGACGGTACATGGAAGCCAACAGCATATAGTATTGGTATGATGTACAAGGATGCTGAAAAAGCAGATATGGATAATCACACAATGGATTCAGAAATAGCAATGGCAATGTATGACTCACAGATGGGCAAAGCAGAAAAACCCAACTACGCAGAAATAATTGATGAGCGTGAAGGTGGTAGCGATCCTGCAGATAAAGAGTTGTATGCAAGAGTTATTGCAGCAGCAAAAGCAAAGTTTGATGTTTATCCTTCAGCAGTCGCAAACGCATGGGTAGCACAAGAATATAAAAAGCGTGGCGGAACATACAAGTCTTATCATGAAGACGAAGAAGATAAACTTAAGAAAGAATATGAGGGCTGTGGCTGTCCAATGTGCAAAGAACTAAATGTAACTTGTGCAGAATGCCCAATGTGTCAGGCTGGAGAAATGAAATCAGATTGCTGTGGCAATGTAAGCAAGCAAGCACCTTGTTGGGATGGTTATGTGCAAAGAGGTATGAAGCCAGGAGCAAATGGTAAGCCAGTTCCTAACTGTGTTCCTGCTGCAAAAGCAGATGATTTGTTTGAAGATGATGACACAGTTGAATATGATACAGATTCAGTATCAAAGGCTGAAGGATACTCACCACCAGCAGGAGCAAGATCTGCTGCTCGTAGAGCAATTAAATTTAAAGAAGATGGAAAAGCAAATGGTGCTGGAACATCTGTAGGTTGGACTCGTGCAGGGCAGTTAGCAAGAGGAGAATCAATCTCTCTTAGTACTGTCAAGAGAATGTACTCATACTTCTCACGACACGAAGTAGACAAGAAGGGTAAGGACTGGGGCAACTCAGCAAACCCATCTAACGGATACATCATGTGGCTTGCATGGGGTGGAGACGCAGGATACTCATGGTCAAGAGGAATTGCTAACCGTGAAAGAGATAAAGGTTTGTTTGCTGATTTTGGAAAAGATTACACAAAGGTTCAAAGAGAAAGACACACACTCTAATGCCAAAGAAAAAAGCAGCAGCATTTAACCCTATTCAGATTAAAGATGGTTGGATTGTAAGACTATACAAAGATGGTCGTATTAAGTCTAAGATTGCACCATACGAAGTCAAGCATCCTAAAAAATAATATTGGGTAGTTTTAAGTCATACCCAGGACTATTTATTACTTGCGCTTAGTAAAACTAAACATCTTTTCTTTTGCATTACTTGCTGCCTGCTTGAATCCATAAGCATAAGATCCAATCATCAATCCAACAATTGCTGTTGAATGTGCTAAATAAAACATTGCACTTCTCATTTACTTTTTCTCCTTAATAAATAGATCAGCATTCATTACCTTTGTCCATGCTGAAACAAAATCATGAACAAACTTTTCCTTGGCATCATCTGATGCATATACTTCTGCAATTGCTCTAAGTTCTGAGTTAGAAGCAAGGATAAGATCTACACGAGGTACATCTCCTGCTTCGTTAGCATTGGTGTACGATAATAGTTTAACTAAATAACTATTGTCTAACTTGTTGTCAGTTAACATTCTCATTCCAGATAAAAGAACAACCATGTCCACTGTTGTTAATCCAAGAAGGTTAGACTTTTCTACCAACAAGACCTCTGCAGGTGCAGTAATACTTGGATGAATGTAGTTACGGAATGCATCAAACTTTGGCTCAAGTACTGCAAATGAATCAACATCTGTCTGCTCCTGAGTTGCATCGCCACGACTGAACTTAGCGCCAATTACTATACCAATACCACTATTTGCTGCAGCAACCTGAACTCCAACTAATCCAGCAAACACTATAAGGTCTGCAAGAGATACATCGAAGTCATTCTTTATTTCATTAAGAACAGAAACAACTCTGTTGATTGCCTCATGATCATTTACTTCCCATGTGTTCTGAGGAGCAAGTACAACACGAGCACCATTAGCACCACCACGCTTATCTGTTTTGCGGAATGTTGATGCAGAAGACCAAGCAGTTGTTACTAGATCAGAAGAAGATAAGCCAGATGAAATAATTCTTTCCTTAATTGCATCTACATCTTCTTGTGTTAAACTATCTCTGGTTACATTGCCAACTGGATCTTGCCAAATTAATACTTCAGACGGAACTTCCTTACCAAGATATCTTGCGATAGGACCCATATCTCTGTGTGTTAACTTAAACCATGCACGAGCAAAGGCATCTGAGAAGTAATCAAAGTCTTCAAGGAATCTTCGAGAGATCTTCTCATACTCTGGATCAAACCTTAATGCAAGGTCTGCTGTTGTCATAACTGGAGCATGGAACTTGCCCTCAACATGTGCATCTGGAACTAAATTAGCAGCAGACTCATCTGTTGGAATCCATTGTGTTGCACCAGCAGGAGACTTTGTTTGTGTCCAATCATACTTAAATAATAACTTAAGGTATGAGTTGTCCCACTTAGTAGGAGTTGCAGTCCATGCACCTTCAATACCACTTGTAATTGTGTCTTCTGCATTACCCTTGCCAAATGAGTTCTTCCATCCAAGACCAAGGTCTTCAATAGTTGCTCCTTCTGGTGATGGACCAACATGTGAAGGATCTCCAGCACCATGTGCCTTACCAAATGCGTGTCCACCAGCAATAAGTGCAACAGTCTCTTCATCATTCATCGCCATACGAGCAAAAGTTTCACGAATATCTCGTGCAGAAAGTAGAGGATCTGGATTTCCATCTGGGCCTTCAGGGTTAACATAAATTAAACCCATCTGTACTGCAGCAAGTGGCTGCTCTAATTCACGATCACCTGTGTATCGTTCATTGGCAAGCCATTCCTTTTCTGCACCCCAGTACGTATCGTCTGACTCCCAAACATCTGCACGACCTCCACCAAAGCCAAATGTCTTAAAGCCCATGTTCTCAAGAGAAACATTGCCTGCAAGAATCATAAGGTCTGCCCATGAAATCCTCTTTCCATACTTCTGCTTGATAGGCCAAAGAAGTCTACGAGCCTTATCTAAGTTACCATTGTCTGGCCAAGAGTTTTGTGGAGCAAATCTGTGAAGACCTTCTCCAGCACCACCACGCCCATCAGTTGTTCTGTATGTTCCTGCAGAGTGCCAAGCCATGCGGATAAAGAACGGACCATAGTTACCGTAATCTGCAGGCCACCAATCTTGCGAGGTAGTTAAAAGTGCATTGATATCATACTTAATGGCATCAATATCTAAAGCATTAAACTCTTTAGCATAGTCAAAATCATCTCCCATAGGATCAGACTTTTCTGAATGCTTTCTTAATGATGATAGATCTAATTGATTAGGCCACCAGTCTTCATTTGTTGCAGCCTCTGTTGTGTATGTCTTGCCAGTATATGGACAAGTTACTTCGCTCATTAGTTTCTCTTTCTTTTGTGTTTATTATAAATTAAGGACAGTATAGTGTTGCAACACGATACGCAAATGTTTCCCGACATAAGCACAGCGACCATACTGTCACATCTTAATTATATCATGCACCCCTGGCAAGAATCGAACTTGCGACGCATGGCTTAGAAGTCCATCGTTCTGTCCACTGAACTACAGAGGTAAAGTATCTCCAACGGGATTCGAACCCGTGTTGCCACCGTGAAAGGGTAGAGTCCTAGGCCACTAGACGATGGAGACTTGGAGCGAGTGACCAGAATCGAACTGGCACAATCAACTTGGAAGGATGATGCACTACCATTATGCAACACTCGCTTTGTACACCAGGTAGGACTTGAACCTACGATAGCCGAATTATGAGTTCGGTGCCTTAACCAACTTGGCTACTGGTGCCTAGCCGATTTACAGATTAAAGAAAAGAAATAGGACAAGAGCACCAACACAAACAAGAAGAAACTTAACCTTCTTAGTCTTTGGCCATTCGTCTGGCACTCTTACTTCATTCATATTTCCTCCAAGTAGTTATTTAATTAGTAATCCAAAAAATGTTCCAAGCAAAAAACATAAAATTCCAACTGTCCAATGGTAGTATGTCTTCATATGCTCTTTAATAATTGCATGCTTTATTTCATCTGGGATTTTTTTTAGTTTATCGTAATCTATCATGTTATAAGTATATCAAAAAGACTTTTGTTTGTCAATCTTCGTCTTTGTTATTTAATATAGAACTATCTTGTGTTTCATTTAAATTTTCTTTTATTGCCTTATCCTTGTGACTACCATCACAATATGGATATATCTTTGATCTACCACATATACACTGTTTCATTAAATAGATATCCTTATCTTATTAAACTATTTATATTTTATTTTTATAAAAATCTTTTATTTTAATAAAACCAGCAAGAACATATCTTATTGGCCCATCACCCACAGTTCTTACTCCATGGTGATACTCTGAAGATCCTGGAAAAATAAGAAGGGATCCTGAAGGTGGCTTTATTTGAAAGTTTAATTTTTCAAAAAAAATCTCACCGTCAACATAGTCATCATTTAAGTAAATTATACTAGCAAACTGAATTGAAGGGTCTGTATCCTGATCAACGTGAGAATATAATTGAACCCCAGAATACATTCTTTGAACTACATCACATCCATCAACAGAAAGTTTTTCTTTTGATAAACGTAAAAAAGAATCTATTTTAAAATATATCATATCAACAATAGGGTTTCCTCTAATGTTTAAATTTTTGTCATGCCAGTTTGAAGTAATTTCTAATTTATTTTCTTCTACTAATTTTTCTATATCATCGCTATTAAATTTTTGTAGAGCAAATCCTTTTAAATTTTCTATGTAATGTTTTGACCAATCTTCGTTGCTTGTTTTATCAACAATATTTAAAATATATTTTATATCATCTTTAGATATAAAATCTTCAACTAATAAAATATTTTTTGCAACTTCTCTAAATTTAAATCCAGCATTTGCCAATTCTTTTGATAAGTTTTCCAATTTTACACTCCTTTAATTTAAGAATAAATTCTTGAGACAGACCCTTGAACTATTTCTTCTCTAATCCTTTTTTGTTGTTGCTCAAATTTTGATAGGTATGGCTTATCCTGTATTCTTTTTTTATTCTTAACTGATCTTTTAATCTTGTTTTTAGATACTTTATTATTAGATTTTTTCAATTAGATCACTGGCCTTCTGCTACTTTGTCACAAGGACAAATGATTGATTCTGGCAGTTCGTGAACCTTTGTTACAATCGTAATCATAGTCTCACACTCAACACACTTATAAATCTTCTTAACTCGTTTGCTCATAAACTAATCATACCATACTGAAATGTGTGTATCAAGATTTGTTTCCATCCCATGTTCCAATTTTTGTTGTAAAGATTCCATGGTCTTCCCACAACCTAATTACATTTGGGTTATCATCAACAGCATGAACAACATCCCATAGTTTGTTTATTTTATCAAGCATATCTTTCTTTGCTTCATAGTCTGGTCTGTTGTCATCGTCTGCCCTCATAAATAATGCATGAGATCTAATGTTATTCTTTGCAAGCCACATAGAGGTTAGCCCACGATATTTTTCTTTACGGGAAGTAACAATAAGTATTGAGTGGCAATCAGAAACAGCATTATTTAACATTTCAACAACTTTTACATTTGGCAGGGCATCTATAGAAGCCTCATGAAAAGCATCGTAATCCCTATTAGAGCCACGAACATGTTTCAGATATGGGTCTACGTTGGCCAATGTTCCATCTACATCGTAGATGTGTGCTGTTGGCTTAATCTTGATTAACCCTGTATGTCATAATAAAATAACATGCTACATATCCTATAATAAATGCTGGAATTATAAAAAATGCACTAATCATTTAAAGTCCTCCTGTCTTTTAAACATGCTCGTCATATAGTTATGTTCTCCCCTTGCAACTTTTGCTGCAAGAATACGCATTCCAAGGGCATTGGTAACAGAGTCCTCAATTGGCAAAGACTCAATAGCCCTTGCGATTTCTTCTCGTAATGTCATTTCATCTATGCTCATTCTTTATCCTTTTCCCAATATGCTATTCCATCTTCATCATAGTCATCCCAATTCTGACCTGACACATCTGTTCTAATTTGATCTAGCCAGGAACTGGTATCTAATAAATAATATGTACCCCACCGTTCATAAGGTTTGTTAAGATACTTCCACATTTTTGCGTGGTATTTATAACGAAATCCTAAATTACTATCTAAAGACTCATCTAAGTCAATAGCCTTAACAAGGTGATTACCAGCATATTCCCCACAGAAATTTCCTATCCATCGTAATGGAAGAATCTTAGTCTTTTGAATCTTTGTTGAATAGTTCATCTTTAGGTACCCACACTTTCTTTCCATCTTTCCATACAGGCCAATAACCTAGGATACGCCAGTCCATCTGGGCTATCTTAGGCTCTTTCATCGCTCTCCCATAAAACTAGACACTTAGTACATTGTATACCCAATTCACGCATATACCAAGTATGGCTACACTCTTTTGCCATATGCACACCAAATCCTGCTATCTGTCATGGTTTGATGAAGTTCCCAGAATAGTGGATCTTTCTTAGACATCTCACACTTTATGCATTGATCAGGCTTCACTCTTCTTGCCTCCAATGAAAATAAGACTTAATATAAACAATCGAGTAAGCAACAGCAGCAAACACGAATCCATATTGTTTGGTTGTTACTGCATAAAATATCCACATAGCCTCATTACAGGTAGCCCAAATCCATGCCCATATTTGTTTTCTTCCAACAAAATAAATTGCTGCCACTCCACTAACGGCAAGCACCCAAGAAGCATAGTTATTCATCCATTGTTCCATATATTCAGTATACCTTAAAGTCAGGGTTTAGTCAACTGGCTTTTGTTTCCACTTGGTCTTTACCCAAGTGCCTATTTTATTAGTGTTAACTTTTCCTCTTAACACTTCTGCAAAATCAGTGCTTATATCAGATCCAAGATACTCTTCACCTGTTTCTAAGTCTGTTAGTTTCCATTTTCCAGGGGCTTTTGTATGAATAACTAAATCAACGGGCTTGTCAAAAGAATCAACGGATGAACCATCTCTAAGTATTCTTATATTCATTTACGATACAAGGGCCATAGATAGATGGGTTAAACAAACATCTGCAACTATGTAGTCGGAGTGATCTACAACAACATCGTAATGTGTTGCATCCTCTTTGCAGAAAAAGCACTTAGATTTATTCATATATTTATTATATCATATGGTGTGTTATATCAAGTATAATATACTCATGACCCTACTATATATACTTTACAGCCCTACACATAAGGCTATTAAGATAGGTATATCTGATGTGTCAGGTAGAAGGTTTGCAAAGCATAGAAATAAAGGTTGGATATTAATTAAGTATTGGTCATTTTCCGAACGGGATCGGGCAAGAGCCATAGAAACTATAGTGCTAAATACACTAAGACAAAAACATGGACACTTCTTGGATAAGTCTGATATGCCACAGGGAGGCTATACAGAGACATTTGATGCATCTAAGATAACTCGTAAAGGATTAATACGTATGGTCAATAAGGCATCAAAAGATTTATTATAGTCTTATACAGCATTACATTTTGGACATTGGTTTGTAGGGTTTGGGGTACCGTAAGAAATTTTATACATACCACCACAGTTAAAACATAGAATATTTATCATGCATCAAGTATATCAGGCTTCAGGTGAGGGAGTCGGACCCACGTCGTCGGTTTCGGAAACCGCAGTACTGCCGTTATACGAACCTGAACTGCTTTAATCAGTATAGCACTAATTGGCAGAACATGTCAAGCAAACGAATGGCTCATCATTAGCCTTAATGTATAGTTGATTACATTGGCTACAGGCTACCCTATAAGAATCAATCTTCTTAGCGTATAGGCTCCAAGAGGACTCGAACTTATCCATAGTTAAATGCAGGCCATGCAGTAGTAGGGAGCCCGTAAAAGATCTTTATGAGTGTATATGGTTTGAGCACACTTATGACATTTAGCGTGAACCATATCAGGATCTGAAGCAGGCATTGAGAGTTTAAGGCTTCTCGTGTAGTAATATTTCGTGGCATACCAAGTAATTAGTATTAGAGTTATTGTTAGCATCATACTATTATATCAGATCCATTACTCAAAGTCAACCTGGGACTCAAAGATATTCACAGGCTGCTTATCATCATCCATAGCACCACAGTTAGAGCAGGTTACTTGGCCATCAAGGTCTAGTTTATAGTCACATCCATATTTAGTACACATTGCATCGCTCATTAGTTAAAACTATCTCCACAAGCGCATGAGCCTTGTGCATTAGGGTTATCTATCGTAAAGCCTTGCTTCTCTATGGTGTCAACAAAATCTAAACTTGAACCTTGCAGGTATGGATCTGACAATCTATCTAATCTAAGATCAAAGCCTTCAAACTTATATATCACATCGCCTTCTTTCTCTTCATAGTCAAAGTAGGTTTGGTATCTAAGTCCAGAGCATCCTCCAGGGGACACGGATATACGCAGGAACTGTGGTCGCCCAGGTGTTGATATCTGAGACTCTATAATTAGTTCGGCAACTTTTTTGGTTGCCTTATCGCTTAGTATCATATATCAATTATACCATTCGGCGAAAAAATTGTCAAGTCTTTAAAGTTCGGCGCAAAATAGAGGTAACAAACCTTCCTATGCCCTACACGGGCACTAGTGGTTAGTATCCCCCCATACACTCATTTCTTGTATGATAGAGGCGAATCTTAGTCAATATTTTGCGGGACGGACCAGACATATCATCCTTACAGGTAAGGCACCTATAAGACCATTGCCCAGTAAAGAATTCATATATATAGCCCTTAGCATTGACATATTTCTTGGCTACAAAGGTTTGGAAAGGATCAGGAATTTCCATGTTGATCATATGTTTGCCCACTTTCTTAAGTTACATAGCCCGTGTGCTGGTCTGACGTTCTGCAAGGTATCTGAGCCACCCTTTGCAATAGGAACAACATGATCGATATGCAAACCTTGCTCCCAGCCCTTGACCCCACATTTTCGGGGAGCCAGAAGATCAATGCCTAATCCACATAAGTAACATATATCCCCATAGGTAGAGATAACCTGGGATTCTTTATAGTGGTTCGTAATACTTGCCCTACGTCGCCGATTCTTAGATCTTTCTCGCTCTCTTACCAGATCAAGGTTTGAAGCACGATACTTAGCAGTTACAGAACGGCGATTTTTATTGGCATATCGTAATCTATTGTACAGACTGGATGCAGCCAAACACTCAACACATGGTTTAGTCTTATGGTTATGGTGTTTGCGATAACCAGCATAGGTTCCACAGTTAGGATACATCGTCTTTAAAGAAGTCTATACCCACATACCACTTAAAAAGATATAGGCCTATCTCCCATTGGTGTTTGACTGGATAGCCCCAGTTATGCAGATATATCCCAATAGAGTAGTTGGAGGTCATAGTGCCATAGTGTAGTTTCATATAGCCTCATAGTCAGGATGGTCTAATGGAGTAGGTGCAGTGATAAGGCACTTACACTCCATGCATTGGGCATCATCCAATAAATACCCTGCGATTTCATAGGTTTGTGGATCGAACTCTACAGTTAACCTTAATAGTATTGAGTCACAACAAGGACAAACAGGTGTAGGGATGCCTCTGATATCTAACATATATCCATCATATCATAGAGTTATCCACATGTCAAACATAGTTATCCACAATGTACTTATTGGTCAGTTAAGGTACATTTGAGTAGGAAATAGGGTTTGGAATGTACCTTTTGTAATAGTTATCCACAGGTTTATCCACAGATTGATCTTACTGATTATATATTTAGACATTCTAGAAGTGGAGTGAAGTGGAGGATAGTGGAGATTGGGGCGCTTTTAAAGAGGCGTTCGTAATGTCTTGCGGCAAAACCTTCACATCCCCAAACCTAACAAACCTTCAAACCTTCAAACCTCATATCCCCGCAGCGCATGATACCATAGATATAATGGTTTGTCAAGTCCTTTCAAACCTTAAAACCCCATAAAAAAATCTCCCAAAACCAGGGAGAAATTGTCGATAATCGTAATGTTTTTTTAACAAACCTTTATAGTATTTAAAGAAACCAGGACATAATGGTTTGTTATTACCATAGGGTTAATTGTGTATACTTTAGATCCCCGCTTGCAGCGTCCTTAACAGGATAATGATTCATTTGTGGCGGGGGAGCAGAAGGAAAGAAAGCCTTAAGAGTTATAACACTATACAACATACCAGATATAGCACTCATTGCTTCATTAAACATTACAGAGTCAGAAGGAGAGTCATGGCGATGTGAGGTTTGTCTATTTAGTTGAGCAAAGTGATCTCTTGGCATAATATAATTATAACATGGTTTGACAAACCTGGTTTGATATGATATAAGGTTTGGGGAAATTAAGGTTTGGATCGTAATGTTCTGCTGGGGGAAAGTTTTGGAGGTTCGTAATGTCCTGGTTTGGGGATTTTTAGGTTTGGTTCGTAATAAGGTTTAAAGGTTTGAAAGAGTCACCGCCCCGTTCCAGCCCCGCAGGGGCCAGAACAGAAGGCTTAGTCTCCGTCTAACAAATCTGCAATGTCCTCAAACCCTGTATCCTCAACATCCAAACCTTCAATGAACAAATCAAATGTTTCGTTTATGTATTGCTCTAGTGTAGGTGTGTGATTGATGATACCCTCGGCAAATGCGAAAGCAAGTGGCAAACCTAAATCGTTGTACTCAAAGAAGTCTGACATTTCGTCATCTCCTTTGTACTGAATCCATAGTTGTCCTAGGATTAGTGCCTTGTTCTCAAAGGTTGTTGTAAGCATAGTTAGTACCTTCCTTAGTTTCTTTTGCTGACTCTGCGATTGTCTGTAATCTATTGTACACAACATTAGGCTGAGACTTTGCTAGGTATTCCCCGACTAATTCTAAATCAACTCTGAGGTCAGAAACCATGTTGCCTAACTTCATGGCTACCTTCTCCTCCTCTGTGACTCGTCTGCTTATACGCATAGTTCTCCCTTGTATCCATTGTATCAAAAAGTGGGGGAAAGAGCAAGCCCCACGCCTGCCCCTTCCACCCTATAATCTAGAGGACCCACTCCCTAGATCTGCGACAGGAAAACTGGTCGATAGGCTGCTACGAACAGGTCCCAATTGACTTGGATGTCTGAGCCCAGTTCATAGATAGTCTTAGTATTGAAGTCGATGATTACAGTGGTGTCCCAAAATTCATACTCATCGTTATTAATAGCATAGATACCAAACCCTGTCTCATCTAAGACTGAGTCTTGCGTAAGATAACTAATCATCATACGGGTACCATATGAGGCGTCTATCCACCGTGGCTTTGCATGCTCCAGGGCCATTGCGATATCACGCTGCCATTCGGTCTCACCCCAGTGACTGTACAGCACAACTGAAGGTTTAGTTAATGAGTCTTTAAATACATAGTTGATCCGTGCTCCCATTAGTTCTCTCCCTATCGTTTCGGTTCGTTGGTCCAGCCAGTGGCACCACCTAGTAGTGCTCCTAAAAACCACATAACAATAATTGCTCCAAAAATGATTTCCATTAGTTCTCTTCCTTCCAGGATACAATTGATAGTTGGCTTAAAATTTCATTGCATAGGGCTTCTTCATCTTCTGCCTCTGCTTCATATTTAAAATGCATGTAATCTCCAGTGGGTTCAAAGATTACATCTACTCTATATTCGTTCATTTAGTTTCCAATCCTACTAGGGTCATTTCTTCAATGGTAGCACAATTAGGGCATTTTTCCAAATCCTGCTCTTGGAAGGCATCTCTAATAAGATTATCAGGGTCTTCCAATTCTGAGTCACAGGCCTCACAGTAGTACCATGGGATACCAACTTGGACCTGAATGGTCGTGTCAGGTGGGCAGGGTACCTCAGTGACAAAGTATCCTATTCTATTTACAAATCCCCAGCCGTTCCAGATATACAGACCACCGTCGTCACCGTCACCAAGCATCCAGATACGGTCTTCAGGGATAGACTTAACAAACTCTACCTCTGAGCCATATGTCTCAAACATATGTCCGTCAAATGAGGAGTTGGTTTCAAGGTGATTCTTGATAGGCTTATAAGTGTTAAACCAATCCTCTTCAGTCATTTCGATAAAGCGTTCGTTAGTTGACATCTTTACCTACAGGCTCGTATTGCTCATCGTAGATTAGGAAGTAGGCAACTGACAATGCTTCTGCATAGCCTTCTGCATAAGTGCGTTCCATAGATACCATAGCGTCACTATAGTCATCTTCTTCTTCCTCTTTGGCAATCTCGCTAAATTCTTTCCAAGCATCGTCAATCATGTCACGAAGCATTTCTTGTGGGGTCATACTTTGGTCTCCTCTATGTGTTTTCTGTCTATAGATAAATTATACGTCATGCAGTATATATTTGTCAAGGCCTGCATGTATCCGTCTAGCCACTCACGTTCATCTGACTGGTCACAACGTTCTAACTTCTTTTCTGCCTCGACCATTTCAACTTTGAGATGTCCGTGCAATAGGTCGATTAATGGGATAGTTACATCTTCTAGAGCCTTCTCTAAATGTTCGGGGATGAAGGGATACTTATCGCTCATTGATAACTCCTAGTATATGTAGTACAGTATCAATCTCTGCTTCTTTAATCTTATAGAAATGATGTCCATTTACATAGTCAATCTTTTCTAGGTCTTGTTGAAGGCTAATCAGGTGGATGTGTAGATATTCTTTGAGTGTGTTTAGGTCCATATATCAATTATAGGGGTTTGTGTTGATTTTTACAACTGTACGGGGTGTGACATTGCTCACATCTGTAATGATAGGGGCATTGCCATCTGATACCCCGATATTAATTATATTAAAAGATCCACAGGGGCAAAGGGGTTGAAAATATTCAGACACATCTTTCAGGGTAGTGATCTCAATAAGAGCATCACAGTCAGTACATAGATAATCATACTTAGTCCAGTTCCACATTAGTCAAAGTACCCTTCTGCCCATAAGCCATCAAAGAAAGACATAGCCTTCTCCAGGCCATCTGTTACCTCAGAGGAGAGTCTACCTGATTTGATAGCATCTTCCATAGCATCTGTCATTACTGCAATATCAGTTTCAGTATAGCCTAACATTCAATTGCCTCCATATATTTAATCATAGTATTAAGTGTTATGTGAATATAGCAATCACAATCATCTGATGTATCTCTGTCATCAAAATGTGCCAAGTTGTCATCATACATATAATCAATTAGTTCTTGTGATGTAATCATTCTGCCTTATCCGTTCTCATTGTTTGGGTCATGTATTAATTATCGCAGAGATTGGGGGAAATGTCAAGTCGTTCGTAAAGATTTTTAAGTTTGACATTTTTTGGGGGATTTGTAATTATCTTCGTAAAGATTTTTTAAGTTGACATTTTTTGAAAGTTGTGACCGCCCCATTTTCCTTGCGATTCCAACGGGACTTGAACCCGTAGCCTCTACCGTGACAGGGTAGCGATCTAACCAATTGATCTATGGAACCTTGCGAGCAGTTTTAATTCTTGCTCAGGAATTTTTTTAGTTATGCAATCTGCAAAACATTTTGCACAACTTTTAGCAAACGATTTTTTTCTGCGTTGATAGCAGGGTCAAATCCTGATGCTGATGCGAGAATGGACTCGTTAGAACCACCACGAGCAG